CTGACATTCCTTAGAAAAGCCAGAGGAATAAAGACGCAGACCGCCATGGCCGCTCTTATAGGAGCAGAGGTATCTCAATATAATAATTGGGAACGAGGCCTTGCTCTTATGCCAGTAGGTTACGGTATGAAAATATGCTCAGTAACAGGAGCAGGCCTAGACTTTATTTATCGCGGCGACCTTTCGGGCTTGCCAACAAACTTGATGACCTTATTAACAGAAGAAGCTTCATCGTCAGCGGCCTCTGACAAAGACGCCGCCCTAGCCGCTCGCGCCTCAACCTCGCGCAAGCGTTCATCTAAATAAGCTTCCGTTACAGGGACACTACCTTGCGGGTATAACATACGCCCGCAATACAACCAATAGTCTGCCAACTCCCTCATTAAATCTATTACTAGATATAAATCCGCAGGCTCGTCGGGCAATTGCGAGGCTAATTGCATTGCAAGATTGCGTAATTGTTTATTCTTACCCAACGGAACACCTTACATATAAGTTGGAAACAGCGACGTCACTTAAAATGTTATTTATCAAACATCAAGCCTAAGTTTTCAGCTAGAATTTCATTACTCAATTATATATTTTCCAACTGTATATGATTTCTCTATTGCATTACCAACTGTGTTGGAATAGGGTCTGCTTCGTTCAACCCGCCAGCACAGAGGACAAATTGGATATTATTTCCCCCCTTCAAATCAGCTTTGGCGCTGACGCCAGAGTGACGGGCTTCGATGTCGGAGGCACCGTCGTCATCATTTTTAACAAGGCTCAAACAGGAAACTGCCTAACGGTTTCTTTGCCTGCGAAACAATTCGCTGACCTTGTTGAAGGCTTACAAATAATTCCTGCAACTGAAAGCACCGCTAACAATGAATGATGTTGTTCTCGCAGCGCCGCGAAAGATAAGCGCAATCATCCCGCAAACCGTTGCTGAAACAGCGCAGCTTGCTGAAATGATATTCAAAGCTGGCATGGCTCCAAAGGGTATGAATACGCCAGCGCAAGTTATGATTTCAATTATGCGCGGGATGGAAGTAGGACTTGCGCCTTTTCAATCATTGGAGAAAATCCCTGTCGTCAACGGTCGCGCCCTTATCATGGGCGAGGCTGCACTTGCTATCGTTCGTGCATCCGGCAAAGCCACTTATGTTAAAGAATGGCTTGAAGGCGAAGGCGATAAGCGCGTTGCGCATTGTGAAGCACAGCGCGGGCCAGAGTTAATTCATCGCCAGTTCAGCGCAATGGACGCAAAGAAAGCAGGCTTGTGGGGTAAAGGCGGTCCTTGGTCGCAATATCCTGACCGTATGCTGACTATGCGCGCCCGCGCTTTTGCTTTGCGTGACGGCTTTGCTGACTTGCTTGGCGGTCTTTACCTTGCAGAAGAATTCGACGGGACAAGCGCGCCGCAATTCGAGCAAGAAGAGCCTTCCGAGCCAATTACCGCAGAGCAAATCATTGAGTTGCAAGACTTGATGACCAAGACGGAAACTAAGGAAGGCCCATTCCTTAAATATATGATGGTTCCTGCGCTGACGGAGCTTGATAGCAAAGGTTACAAGCAGGCCCTTACCGCGCTTAACACAAAGCTCGCCAAGATAAAGAAGGATGCAGTCGATGGCTGACATCGTTCAAGGCACAGAGCTTTGGTTCAAGCAGAGGCTTGGCAAAGTGACCGCTTCGCGCATGGGAGACATGACTGCGAAGACGAAGGCAGGTTATGGCGCGACGCGCGCAACCTACAAGGCAGAGAAGCTTATTGAGCGTTTAACAGGCGCTCAACAAGACACTTATAAAAGCCCCGCTATGCAATGGGGTAATGACCAAGAGCCTTACGCGCGCGAAGCATATAGTTTTTACACAAACAACGAAGTCGTTGAGACAGGCTTTGTCGTTCATCCTCTAATTGAGAACGCAGGAGCAAGCCCTGACGGTCTTATTGGCGATGACGGGATGCTTGAAATTAAGTGTCCCAACACATCGACAATGCTGGAATATCTGGAAACAGAAAAAATTCCCGCCAACTACATGAAACAAATTCAATGGCAGTTAGCATGTTGTGACCGCCATTGGTGTGACTTTGCGGCATACGACCCACGTTTGCCGGAAGAAATGCGATTGCTCGTTATCCGTGTCGAGCGGAACAACGACATGATTGCAGAGCTTGAACAAGAGACATTGAAGTTTCTTGCCGAGCTTGACGAAACAGAAGCGTTGCTTCGCAAGAAATATATGAAAGGTTGATTGATGGCAGACTACGACAACAAAGGCTCGTTCATCTTTTCCAAGAATGACCGCAAGGAAAAGGACACTCACCCTGACCTCACCGGGAAGCTCACCGATGAGAACGGCTATGAGTTTTACATGAACATATGGGCCAAGGAAAAGAACGGTCGCCGTTTCTTCACTGGCACTCTCAAAGCCGTGGAGCAGCAGTCAGGACTAGCGCCGACAAAGCGCAGCGTCCCTTTGGCGGAAGAACTTTCGGACGACATTCCTTTTTAAAAACGTCGCGGAAGTATCACGCAGGAGATTAGGAAAGGCTTACGAGCCTTTCTTTCCACTACGCCAGACAGGAGACATGGCAATGCCTAAGATAGCAATCGTTACCATTGAAAGCATTTCACCTTATTCGCAGTCGCGTATGCACGACACGCCAAAGTTGGCAAAGGAGGCTGCGGGAGATTATGAGGAAAGAACGTGGCGTGAGAAATGCACAGCCGCAGAAGACGGGACAATCACCATCCCGGCAATGGCGTTCAAGCAATGCCTTGATACAGTTGCAAAGCGCCTTGGTGAACAAATCCCAGGCAAAGGCAAAGCCACATACACAAAGCACTTTGTTGGCGGCGTTCAATGCCTTGAAGACGTGCGCCTTGAAGGCTGGCACAAAGACACCGTCCCGTCAGTGACCATCAACGCCAACTCTGACGGCGTTCGTGGCTCTGGCAAGCGTGTCAAGCGCACATTTCCAGTTATTGCAAATTGGAAAGCAGATGTTCAATTCGCAATCCTTGATGACGTAATCACTAAGGAGGTTTTTGAACGGTTTGTCTTGGAGGCAGGACGTTTTACAGGCGTTGGTCGCTTCCGTCCAGAAAACGGAGGAATGAACGGACGCTTCCGTCCAACAAAGTTTGAGTATCAAGATTTAGGTTAACGGCGCAACTCGTCGCCACGCTGCTCACCGCAGCTCAACGCAACGCAACTCGACGGGGGGAGGCCCTAACCTCCCCCTCCATCACCAAGGGCATATTGTGCTTTTCGTGATGGAGTATTCCATCGCCGCGCTACGCGACGCTGCTCTCCGCATCTCCGCGCAACTCAACGCAACGCTAAGTTCATTACAGGAGAAAAAAATGCAAATCGTCAAAGACAGAAAATTTGAAACTCAGGCTATCATCAAGCGCCTTTTAGACGCCAAGGTTGGCGAAGAGATTACATACGGCGAACTGTCTCGCCTTACTGGAATGAAGATAACGTCAACGTCAGGCGTCCTACAAAGCGCCAAGCGTATCATTTTAAATGAAGACCGCCGAGCATTTGATAGCGTTCGCGGCATTGGCATCAAACGTATGGCAGACGAAGAGATTGCGACATGCGACAAGGATATTCGCAAAGCGCGCCGTCACGCCAAGCGTTCAGTCAAGAAACTATCCTGCGTAGAGAACTTTACTGGCATGAGTAATCACGCACAGATTAGCCATGTCATCAAGTCAAGCTTTTTTGGCGCAGTCGCCTACATGGCAAACAAGGGTAAGTTGCAGCAAATTGCAACGGCTGCTTCTGGCCGTTCGTCAGAGTTGCCAGTGAAGGAAACGCTTCAAGCGTTTATCGCTGATAAGGTTTAACCACGCCCCGCCCCGCAGCGCTACTCGCCTCGACGCAACGCAACGCAAAGTCTTTTAGGAAATATTCAAATGAATAATACCAGTTAACCCCGCCGCGCATCGCAACGCAACGCCACGCAACTCCTCGCAACTCAACGCCTAATCTTTTAGGAAATGTTTAAATGAATTTTCAGTTAATCAGCGCACCTCGGCTTCACGCCCCGCCCCGCTTCTCGGCGCGTCTCAAAGCAACTCGACGTTTCTTTTGTCAATTTATCTACGCTTCGCGGCGCCCCGCTTCTCGGCGCGTCTCTCCGCATCTCTGCGCAACTCAACTCGACGTTTCTTTTGTCAATTTATCTGCATCGCAACGCTGCGCTACGCGCCGCATCTCTTTGCAACTCAACGCAACGTAACCCATGACTAATCGCATACAAGTAAGAGAAGCCGCCAGTTTGTTGGGCGTGTCGATAAGACAGGTTCAATCTATGGCTGCGCGCGGCCAGTTGCCTAGTGCCGCGCGTATCGGTAAGGTATGGACTTTCGACGTTAACAAACTCAACAATTTTCTGCGCCAGCAGGAGGCTAAGCCACCATGTCAAATCTCTACAAGAGAGGCCAAATCTATTGGCTTAAAGCGACGATTAACGGCGTCCAGTACAGAC